GAACAACGCGGAGCGAGATGCCGTTGTGTACCTGACGCGATGCCATGTCTACGCCCTGTGGGAGCAGAAGGTCGGCGGTTGCGAAGGTGATGGCATCCTTGTGGTATACGAGGTTCTGCGCGTACTGGCTGCTGGCTGCACCGACGAACACAATAGCCTTGGCGTTGCCGGGCAGTGTGTTGACAGTAGCAAGCGCATGGCTGGCTGAGTAGACAGGAGCAACAGTGATGTTGCCTGCACCGGCGCCGCTCAAAGTTACGTCAGCCAAAGCGACGAACTGGAACAACGAACCTGTGCTTTCACGCGTCTGTGGGTTAACTGCAAAGCAGTCAGCTACAGTGAACACGTCGCCAGCCTTGACGGTAGCAGCCGCGCCAGCGCCAGTGATGGCGATGGTGGTTGCACCTTCAGTGGTGACAGCAGCCGAAGTCGTACCGCCGGTTGCAGTACGCGAACCAGTGGTGAACTGCTTGATGGACTGCGACATATTGATTTCTTCAAAACCAAGTACGCCTGTACCCATCATGCCGTTCTTGAACTGCTTGCTGACAGTGTCGGTTGGGTTGAACAAGCCCTTCATGCCTTCGACCAAGCCAGCGTTTGCGGCTGGGTTGACGGTGGCATAACGTGGCGACATTACAGCAGCGTTTTCGTTCAGCTTCTGCTGTGCAGCAAGAAGAACAGCCGAAGTAGCTGGCGTAGTGCCGGGCGTGCCGACCGAGTTACCGATGGTTGCATACGCGTTTGCAACGTCAGCGTCGATGCTGGAAGCAAGCTGCGAGATACGTGGCTTGAGAACGCGCTCTGCGAAATCATCCAACTGCATGGTCAATTCAGCAGTCGTGAAGTTAACGCCGATGTGCTTCTGGTTGGCAACGGTCAGCGTTGTGAACTGTTCGTTGTCGTCCTGTACCTGAAGGGCTGCACCGTCGGTGACAAGCGCACGGTCTGGAAGACGGATACGCAGAGTTGAGCCGATCTTGGCGCCTTCAACAGCAAAGCTGTCGTCGTACTGGCGGTTTACGTTACGTGTAAGCACGAGGTTGTTCTCAAGGATTTCGAGAGCCTTCCGCGTGATCATATCAATGGTTAAAATGCTATTGGACATGGGGTATTCCCTATTTAACGGTTACGTTGTGCCTCGTACTTCTTGATCTGCCGCAGTCGTTCTGCTTCGATCCATTCCGACGTACTCATCGACTTAGTCGAGCGAGGGTCGGTCGTATCGTACTGGCTTGAGCCAGTAGAACGTGCAGTGACAGGAGCAATCGGTGCCGGGGCGGTTGAAGTTTTCTTAACCGGCGGATTAGAAGCCAATCCGGCCTCAATTTTTCCGATTTCCTTTGCTTGCAAGATTGGGTTCAAGCGAGAAATGCGATCAGCTTCTTTGGGGTTGGTGCCTAACCAATAAAGCAGGTCAGGGCCAACGTCCGAAGACTGTATGCTTTGTGCCATGTATTCCGTGACAGGCAGGTTAGGATTGTAGGCGACTTGGTCGAAGTCGTCATATCTATCCCGCGCCGTTTCTTCACGGTCATGGTACTGCTCAAGCAATGCCTGCTGTTCTTTGGCGGTTGCCCGCCGTTCCAGCAACACTTCCGCTTTATGCTCTGCCAAGGCGTCGGCATAATCTTCGTAAGTGTCAAACTGCTCAGGAGTCAGATCGGTTGGCGATTGCGCCGGTTGCCGAGACTGTGCTTCTGACAGCTTCTGTGCTTGCTCTCTTTCCCACTTGCGTTGTTCTCTCGCAAGTCGCTTGCCAACAATCGCGTCCAGTTCTTCTTGTGAGAAGGTCTTAGATGCTTCCTGTTCAGCAGGCGTTTCCGGCGTCGTGTTTTCTACAGGCTCGATTGCTGCCGTGGCTTCGAGTTCTGGCGCGGAGGCATCCGCTTCAATAGGAACATTATCGTCCATGTTTAACCCTTAAAGAGTTCCTGATGAGCCGCATCAGTACGGTTGGTGGCCAGACTACATCATTTGATGCAGTCTGGCAATCTTGTTAAATCTGAACAACACTGACAATGCTAAAGTTTGCAGCGGTATTCTGCGCTGTCCCTTGAGTTTGCAATGTTTCGATGGTTACAGTATCGCCTGCGCTCAAGTTCACAACACAACTTTGTTGAATTATAATGCCAATCCCTGCCCCTTGCTGTGGCTTTATTTCACCTGAAAAATTAACGCCCGTGCTTAACGAAACACGCATACGCGCAATCGTGCTTGCAGTTGCCCACCCATCGTAACCAACTTGCGCCGTAACAAGATATGTTCCTGTTGTTGTGCAAATCACTGCATCGGTTGCTGCGTCGTATTTTAAATGGCTATTATTTCCGTACAAAAAGGTATCAAAATTAATAGCTGTCCATGTGTTATTTGGTATGGATTGCGGGGTATTTTGCCTCGCTGTCAATACAGGAACCTTGCGTGAACTGTGTCGATACCCACCTGTTGTCGGGTCTATAAGAGTTTCCGCCGCCGTATCGTAGGGGAATACATTGTTCCAGTTGGAATCAAAAACGCCTGTGCCGCTGTTGTTTGTAGCGTTTTCGTTTAGGAAAACGGGGACAAGATCGTGGACACCATTGACACCATCATTGTAAGTTGCTGGCTCTCCAGCCGCCTCCAAATAGCAAGCGTGAAATGCAATATCCCGACCTTTTGTAACCTGAACTACAGGCGTGATATATACAGGGCCGCTTGCGTAATCAAAAAGACCAGTGCCAGTTGCTAAATATGTAGGAACGGCAGTGCCATTCCAATTCAGATCAAACTTTGTTCCGTGGAATACAACTGACAATGCACCAGTATCTCCCGCTGCACCGTCAAAAAGAGCGCCCGACCAAGTTCCGACAAATTGCCCAGCGTTAAACGAATTTGCGTTGGCAACTGTAACTGCGTCAACACCATAAACTCTTAAGCCGTATCTAAAACTATATTCGTTTGCGACGCCAGTGTTTTGGCAAACTGCAATGACGTTGTTAAAGCTGCCCCACAGCGTTGATCCGTAAAGATAAAGCCCAGCGCCAGTTGATATAACTAAGCTGAAAAGCTCAACATTTTCCATAATCGGATAAAGATGATTGGCGATGTAAACAACAGAACGGTTAGTTAGCGATCCAACGTGTGCAATCGTAATGCTACGCAGCACGCTGTGACCTGAATTGACTGCCGTATCAAACGTAATACAATCAGCGCCATTTGCCGCCGCAATCAGTAGGACTGTCCCACGCCGATTAGCACCGCTAGTCCAAACAGGCATATGAGCCGTACCTTCGCCAAACAGCGTAACGCCGCGAGGAAGGGTTAGGCCAGCAGAGATATAATAAATTCCCGCTGGAACATAAACCGCGTTAACGCCTGTTGAAACGGCGGCTGTTAGTGCTGCCGCAAATGCAGCAAGGTTATTTGTGCCAGAAGCCGATCCTCCAGAAAAATTGCCGTCAGCCACCGCGCCGTAATCCAGCACGTTCAGCGTTGCCCCGTCAATCATAGAGTAAGTTGCTTTAGTGAGGCTCATGGTAAAATCCTATTTTGAAAATGCTCTAATTTCAGCGTCAGTCAGGCGTTGAGGCCAGTAAGACATTTTCTGTACATGGCCGCACAAAATCTGCCCAGTGGCAGAAGACAATCCGCCGATAACCATCTGGTTAACAGTTGGAAGGTTGCCAAGAGTATCAGTGGCTACCGCTCCACCATTTGTCGCAGCAGCAAAGTTGTTAACTTTATATCCGAAAACATTTTTAACAACAGAGTTTGCAACGCCGCCGCCGGGGTATATATCCACTTGGGATGCGCCGCTAATATTAACCGTGTTATTTGATCCGTATGGACGATAATCCATTCCGTTGTTGGTAGCGCCGGAGTCTATACGCCATGCGCCGCGAGACGAACCTGTCGCATCTCCTCTAAAAATTTGTACGAAAACAGCACCCTCACTGGCGTTATACCAGCTGCTGAAGTTCGTCCCCGTCATGCTCACAACGTCAGCGTTGCGTGTCAGGCTGGTCGTAGTCGTGGGGATGTAGCTGGTGGCAAATGCGCCTGCTTCGAGTTGAGCGCCCCACAAATGGTATCCAGATGTTCCGTCACCCGCAAAAGTTGCAGTGTTATCGGCAGATGCTCCGTATATAAATTGATTTTGTGCAAGTGGTATTGCTGATGATACTGTAGACGCAATTGTGCAACGGTAAAACCCATTTGCAAACGGGCCTTCTATTGTCGCTGTCGTGCTTGCACCCACAGTCCCTACTACGCCAGTGGTCACATTAAAGTACGCGCTGTATGAAGTTCCGTCGCCTTTTACACCCAATAAGCGAACCCATGAGTATCCAGCAGGAGCAACAAAAACTGACCACGCATTGTTACCAGCTGGCGCTACAAGGTTGGTGCGAATAAGGTGGTTCGAAACGTTGTTAGTCGAAGGTATAAACTTGTCGGCTGACAGTGTTCCATCTGGCCCATTTGAGGCATTAGCAGAAACTGTGCTTTCAACTTTTGTCCACGATGCGTCATTAAACTGCGTGCTGTAAAGCG